CCAGGAGCCCCGTACAGCGACAGCCATAGGTAATCACCCCTACAACACTCCAAACGCCGCTCTGGGAGCTCCTGCGCGCGCCGCCTCTGGCCACGTCCTCCTCCACCCCACCACCACCCCCCGACAGTACGATGCCATCCTCGTCACACCCGGCTTCATCCGCCAACAGGACGGCTCCGATTCCAACTGGATCATCCCCGCCCACGTCCTCCAGGATGCCGTCACCAACGGCCTCTTCACCGCCCTCCCTCACTACGTCGACCACCCCGACAAGTTCGGCTTCGGCTGGCGCCAGGACCCCTCCGTCCGCAACCTCGCCGGCGTCGCCACCGACGCCCGCTGGGAGCCCGCCATGGGCGGCGTCCGCGCCACCATCCGCCTCTACGATACCGAGGCCGGCCAGCTCCTGGGCAGCCTCTACGATCAGATCATTCGCGATAAGCAGGCCGGCAAGGAGGTCCCTCCCATCGGCCTCTCCATCGCTGTCTTTCGAGAATACGAACACAACGAAGACGACGGCACCCGCGTCTGGACCTCCATCAACAAGGTCTGCTCCGTCGATGCCGTCTACGAACCCGGCGCCGCCGGGTACATCAGAGCCGCGCTCTCCACCATCCGCACCCCCACCCAACCCACCACCGGCTCTTCAGGCCGGTGCCAACCAACAGGAGGAACCATCATGGCCCCAGAAGAAAACCGCACACCCGACACCAACCACGAACAGACCCCAGAGGAGGTGATCACCGAAGCCGCTCCCGCACCGCCCACCGTCGATCCCCTCCAGCAAGCCCGCCAGCAGGCTCTCAACCAGCAGGGCCCGCTCTACTACACCGACCAGGACGGACACGTCCACCCGGTCCCACCCGCCAGAGGCATCAACCAGCACGCCAACCCGCGCCTGCAGCGCAACCTGGAGACGCTATCCGCCGCCGTCGAACGGCTCAACAGCCTCCTCGCTCAGAACGAAGAACCCAACACCATCCACGACATGGGCGAGGCCCCCCGCGGACCCGTCCTCTATGGCGGTTACACCGGGCTCGATCGCGTCGAGATGGCCGTCGAGGCCATGCTCACCGGCACCCGGCCGCCCGACGGCGTCCGACCCCTGACCGGCATCCGGGAGCTCTACATGCTCCTGTCCGGTGACTACGAGCTCACCGGCCGCTTCCACGAGGACCGTGTCTACCTCGCCAACGTCACCACGTCCACCATGGCCTCCATCGTCGCCAACCGACTGAACAAGGTCGTCGTCAACATGTTCCAGTCCTACGATAAGTGGTGGGCGCCGGCCGTCACCATCCGGGACTTCTCCTCCCTCCAGGACGCCCGCTGGATCACCCTCGGCGGCGTCGGCGAGCTCCCCACCGTCGCCGAAGGCGCAGCCTACACCGAGATGGATTGGGACGACAACGCCGAGACCGACTCCTTCGTCAAGAAGGGCGGTTACCTCGGGATCACCCTCGAAACCATCGACAAGGACGACACCGCCCGCGTCATGGCCGCCCCCAGGGCCCTCGCTCAGGCCGCCTGGCTCACCCTCGGCAAGTCCATCGCCGAGGTCTTCACCGCCAACTCCGGCTACGGCCCCGCCATGTCCGACGGCAACTACCTCATCGACTCCTCCAACCACGACAACGAGGGCAGCACCGCCCTGTCGTACAGCTCATGGAAGTCGACCAAGATCCTCATGATGAAGTACACCGAACTCAACTCCGGAGAGGTCCTCGGCGCCCTCACGCGCCCGCGCCTCCTCTGGGTCCCCATCGACCTGGAAGACACCGCCATCGAGATCCTCGCCGCCGGCGAGGGCGAGGTCGGCTCCGCCGACTACCACGTCAACCCCGAGGCCCTGGCCGAAGGCCTGCGCGCCCGCATCCGCTCCGCCCGCAACCGGGTCATCACCGTCCCCTTCTGGTCCGACACCAACGATTGGGTCGCCCAGGCCGACCCGAACATGTACCCGGGTCTCGGCCTCGGCTTCCGCTACGGCCGCACCCCCGAGATCTTCTCCGTCGCGGATCCCCGCGCCGGCCTCATGTTCACTAACGACACCATGCCCATCAAAGTCCGCTTCTTCTTCGCCGTCGGCCCGACGGACTACCGCGCTTTCTACAAGCACCTAGTCACGTAACCAAACATGTCAGGCAACACACGCACCCAAACCATCGTCACCGTCGTCGTCTGTCTGCTCATCATGGCCATCGGTGCCCTTGCCTGGCACGTCTCCATCCAGTTTGAAGCCAGACACGCCATCCAACAGGAGGACAAGACCATGTTCAACACGTTCTCAGTCACCATGTTCATCGGCGGGCAGATCTCCGCCGACCACGAGCTGTTCTTCAAAGTCCCCTGCACCTGCACCCTCCGCGCCGTCTCCGCCGTCGCCTCCAACAGCAACGGCGGCACCGTCGACGTCGGCATCGACTCCGACCCCGACGGCTTCATCGACGGCAAGGCCCTGGGCGACTCCGACGTCCCCGCCCTCTACGATCTCGACGACTTCAACGGCGCCGAGGTCAGCAACCAGGGAGACGACTACCCGCAGATCACCAAGGGCGACGTCGTAGAAGTCAAAGTCATCGATGGCGAGACGTCCCCCACAGACACCACCATCGTGCTCTGGTTCCAGGAAGGCTGATCTCGTTCGTAGTGCGGCTCGTAGCGTAGCGGAGTGCCGCTTACCCGAGCTTCACAGGAGATAACCCAATGCCCAACACACCAGTTCACCCCGCTATCCTCGATAGGGCCGTCGCCGAGCTCGAGCTCGAGACGCCCATCGAACGCGCCTACATCGAGGACGATACGCTCGTCATCATCACCCGCTACCAGACCCACCAGATCCCGGCACCAACCACCACCACCACACCCGCAGTTTCCGGCTCGCCCGGAAACTGCCAAGGCCACACGTCGCCCCAACGCGGGCATAAGGCACCCGCTTACGCCGAGCTCGACTCGGCCGTCCCCAAGGAGGGCTCAGCTCACCCCCAGGCTTCCGCACCGAACCGGAACGCCGAGCCCGAGCCCTCCATCTGGCACCAGAGGGGACTTGATGACTACACGGCGATCGACGGCGTCGGCCCGTCCTACGCCCAGGATCTCCACAACGCCAACCTCTACACCTACCGAGACCTACACCTCGCCACCGAGCGGCTCGACGACATCGTACCCGCTCACGTGGCCCGGAAGATCCGCATCTGGCTCGACGCCCGGCTGCTCTAGGAGACCACCATGCTCCAAAAACAACCCACCGCCCACATCGAGCCCGTATCCGCAGAGGGGATCACCCCGTTAGGCAACGAAAGGACGTCCACAGTGCCCACCACCAACGACCACAACCCGACAACCTCCGGACCTCCTGCCTCGCTGCCCGCCGGCCAGGAACCCTCAAGCGACCCATTCGCCAAACTCCGCTACCTCATCCAGTCCCGTAAGTTCTGGGCCTCCATCGTCGCCATCGCCTTCGTGGTCCTCGGACCCCGGGCCGGCATCGAGGGCCCCGAGCTCACCGGCGCCGTCATCACCCTCGTGGCCTACATCATGGGAACCGCCCTTGAGGACGGATTGAGGGCTTAACTTCATCCCCCGCTCCTTCCGGATCCGTGATCCGGAAGAAAGAAGCTAATCACACGCCAACGGGAGGCGATTACACCGAACCAATACATCGCAGAAGCTAGGGGGCGGATCCGCTACAGTCTTGGTGGGACCAACGACTTGCTCAGGAGCCCGCCCCCGACCCATCATCGCATCCCGTCCCGAGGCACTCAGCCGTCAAAAGGAGGCACCGCCGTGACCGAAAACAACAAGCGCTGGCTCGCCTGGACCATCTCCGTCCTGGCCACCCTCGCCATCTCCCTCTTCTTCGGAGTCCAGTACCCGATCCCGGACCAACCCTCGGAGCCCGTCGAGCCCATCGAGCTCGGCGCCAACTTCTCCAACCCCATCGACATCGAGGACAGCGCCAGCGCAGCCGCGCCCGCCCTCACCTTCCAGGACGACACCGACACCGGCTTCTGGCGCTCCGCCGCCGACACCCTCAACGCAGCCACCGGCGGCACCGAACAGCTCGAGCTCGATGCCTCAGAGTTCACCGTCGTCCCACCCGCCAACTTCTCCGGAAACGTCACCGCCGGCGCAGCTCTCGCAGTCACCGGCGACACCACCCTCGGCGCCGACCTCGTCCTCAGCTCCCAGACCCTTACCGTCACCACAGCAGGAGACGTCATCACGCCCACCGGCGCCTTCGTCAACCTCAACGCAGACAACGCTGTCACCTGTACCATCGCCGACGGCTCCACGGCCGGCCAGATCCTGATCCTATACAACGACGGCGATTCCACCGCCACCATCGAAGAAGCCAGCTACAACGCAGACACCGGCGGAGACATCTCCTTCACCACCGACGACTCCCTCATCCTCATCTGGACCGGCACCCTCTGGACCCGCCTAACGACCATGATCAGCAACTAGACCACCATGGACACCTTCGCCTACACAGCTGGCTCTCTCCGTCGCTTCGTCCGCCGCGCGGCTGGGGTCCCGCCCACCCTTTGCCCG